ATATCAATACCATCTGCTCCATAGAATGTTTTACATAACCATTTATTATTACGATTATGTTCATAATGTACGGCCGAATATTTAAAATGTTTACCTAATTCCTTAATAGCAATAGGATTAGCTAACCAACCAGGATTTCTCCACCCTTCTGGTTTATATCCTACAGCTTCCCATTCTTTTAACATTAAATTAATTCTATCTTTAGCTTTTTGTTCTGTATCTAATTCCAAGAATTCACATTCACCAATTCCTTTATTTTCACATTCATGATAGTGTCCGTGAGCAGCTAATTCAAAATATTCTTTTGATTTTAACCAGTCAACCCAATCCTTATGTTTTGATAATGGGGCTTGTTTATGGTAATTAGAAGGAATAAATAGTGTAAATTTAGCACCAAATTCTCTATGTAGATCTTCTAAGTAAGACATCTGAATATCTCCTTCAGCCCCCCAACCTTTTAATGGGTTAATATCATCAATTGATATAGTTATGTTTAATTTATCCTTCAATATTGTTAAAGTATTGTAAATCTATTAATTGTGATTTTAAATTGGGGGTTTTAATATTACCTTTTAAACATTTATCTACTACAGGTTTATTAACAGGGTTAATATTAATATCATATCGACCATATACTTCTTTTAAGGTTAATAACAACTGATATTTTGAGACACGTTCACCTTCTAATATAGTTTCTATTTGTTGTGTATCCCAATTAGCCATTAAAAAGGTGCAATGTTTAGCCCACATTAAAGTAGTATTTCCATTCCAATAACATTCTGAATAGCCATTTATTGTTCCATTCTGAGATAAAAACCATTCCATTAAACTTGCTTTTGTATTAAGTTCAGGACCTAAAATAGAAGTTTTAATAATTTTAGTATTTTTACTTGAGGATTTAATCCATTCTGCTGCTATTCTTTTAGAATTACCATAATCATCATCATCCATTTCACAATCAGTACCTGGGTGTATAATTTTGCAATTAGCATTTTCATCTAACCATTGAGGTAGTTCCCAATTAATATTAAATTGGTTTGTTCTTTGATGTATTGCTCCTATACAATTAATAATAAATTCTCCATCAAATTCTTTAATAGATTCTTTAAATTTAGGTGAAGGCCATCTTTTATCTATTGTTACAAATTCACTATAAGGATTATTATGTTTTAGATACTTTAGTACCATATGCCCTAACATCCCTTTATGTCCTAGTATTAATACTTTCATGGTTTAAAATAATTATAAGCTTTTAATATATTTTTTAATTCATCTTTAGACATACACACAACATCACTAGTAAATTCACGACTATCCCATTTTTCTTGAATTTCTTTATAATGCATGTAGTAAGTATTATCAAGCGGGTTATAATGTGTTCTTGGTAATTCTTCTTTTGAAATCATCATTTCATGAAGTTTTTCTGATATACGAGGTGTTCCTAATGTATATTCTAAATTATATTCTTCATTAAATATTTCAAATAAATCTTTTATTTTAAATGATTTTAGATTAGGGATTAAATTATATCCTGTAACTTTTAATCCCTGTTCAATTAGATTCATAGCTCCTTCTATATCAATTACAAAACGAGTCATTTTTTCTGAGTATAAAGTTAATGGATATTTTTTATTAATTGAGTCCCAAATTAATGGTATAATACTACCAGTAGAATTAATAACATTACCGTATATCGCGGTAGATAAACGCACATTAGATTCTTCAGCATTAACTATAAATGACTCACCTGCTACAAATTTCATTGCACCATATAATGTAGTAGCTGCTCTTGACTTATCTGATGATATAAAACATGCTGCTTCAAAATTATTATCTTCAGCTGCTCTTCTTGAATTAATAGCACCGTCTATAAGGACTTTAATTGATTCTTCAACATTTTGATCTACAGCTCCTATTTGTTTTAAAGAAGCAGTAAATATTCCTATATCATGTCCAAAAGCAGAACGGGTTAATAAATCGTAATTACGAATATCTCCTATTATACATTTAATATTAGGAAATTCTTTTTTTAAATAATAATGTTTTGCTTCATCTCTGGAGTAGATAGTAATTTCATTATCGTTGTAATAACGTTTAACTAAGTTTTTACCTAAATATCCTGCTCCACCAGTAATGAATATTTTTTTATTTTTCATCATAATGTATCGTAGTAAGCGTTCTGTTTCTCTTGTCTTTTAATATCTTTTGGGTGATAAAGGGCTACACCTTCTTCAGCAGGAAGTGCAGCGTAGGTTTTAAATCCTTCTAATTTTTCATGTACTTTATTTACCCACTTAATCTCTGGTTTATTTTTCCAGATTCTCCATTGGTAATCTGGCCAATTAACCCAATCTTTTTCATTTACGTTCCAACCCCATTTATTAATATGTTCTTGAGTTAATCCCTCTACGGTATTAATTCTAGGGACTAAATAAACTTCATTGTCAGGATTTGCTTCTAAAATTAGAGGTAGATTATCTATTAAAGACTTATCTGGGGTTTCATCAGCATCTATTTGGAATATATAATCACCAGTACAATAATTAGTTAATTGGTTTTTCCAATTAGCAAAATGTCCATTAAAATCTAACCCTCTCCAAAACTGAAAGTTTGGATATTTAGACTGCTTGGTTAACCATTTAGCTACTTCTTCATCACCATTCTTTTGATCATAGAGTACTACTATTTCATCTTGCTGTCTTTTATTCTTACGTAAAAAATTAACAAGTCTTTGTATTTCTACAAATTCATTACAAACTGTTATTGCATAACTTATTTTCATATCTACTCTGGGAGTATTCCTATGTAACTTAATGCTCCTATAAAATCACGCTCCCCAAACTGTTCTAATGTAGACATATCGGCTTTATATTTTTCACCATTATATTTTTCTCTTTCATCTTTTGGAATTTTAACTGATTTAACAGCACCCCAAGTCCAATTATATCTATCAGAACCATTAGCAAATACCATACCTTTTTCTTTAACATTAATAGTACTAGGCATCCAAACTTTATCACTTTCTTCTTCTTTATCTAATAATTCCTTATATAATTCAGGGAGCAATTCCATTTGCTTTTCGAGTAATTCAGAACCAATTTTCATTATTGAATTATGTTGAAAACCACAACCATAACATAATTCAATTCTAATTTCTTTATTTATTTCTTGTTTATAACAAGCATCTGAACCGCATCTAGTACAGTCTGTTAATTCATCGAAATTCATATTTATTATATTTTTTTTAATTTAGGTAAATTTAATTTAGGTAAATTTAAACTTAATTGTGTAGGAAGATCTGATGTATTTTTATCTAATGAGGCTTCAACTATTTCTTGCATTTTCTCAATACTAAAATTATTTATAACATATTGTTTTTGTTGTTTACCTTTAATGGCATATGTTTTATACTTTTTAAACATTTCTTTAAATGATTTTTTTAATTGGTTATTATCAACTTTAAACCATTGACTTTCTTTTATTAACCAATTATTAGCAGCACTAGGGTGAACATTTTCTAAAACTCCAGGTAATAAATAAACATATTGGGGGTTTAAAAAATCCATATGTCCTGACCATGATGTGGAAATAATAGGTTTTCCTACGGCTGAGAATTCAAGTAAAGGTCTTCCAAATCCTTCTCCTTTAGTAGTAGTTACCATAGCTTTAACCTTAGGATTATTATATAACTCATTAATTTCACTATCACTAAATTCCCCACTTAAAAGATATACATTAGGTAAGTTTTTTGAATTAATTGTTTTTTTAATAGCCCTAATTCTATCTAAAATTTCTTCTCTACTTACATATGAAGAAGTACCTACTGATGTTTTTAAAATTAAAGCGGGTTTAGATTTTGAGTTTTTAAAAGTTTCAAAAAATTGTTGAATTAAAACTCCTACATTTTTTCTATCATGACCATGCTCACCATTCATCCAATGTCCTACAAATAAATAACAAAATGATTCTTTTATATCTGATAAGTTGAATGTTTTTAATTTATCATCTTTTAAGGGTTTATATACATCTAAATTAACTCCTTCAAATATAACTTCTATAGGTTTAGTTAAAGTTACTATTCCTACTTTTTGTTTAGTTTTAGGATCTATTCTATCATATTTAGCACTTTCAAATACTCTTTTAGCATGGTTGGATGAAACCCAATTTAAATCCATTCTATTTAAACCTTCAACCCATTCCCCTTTACACATTGTAGATTCAATACCAGCGGTACATCCAATATTAAATCTTCCTACTTTTTGAAATTCATTTGGAATAGTTATTTGCATCCAAATATCAGGTTGAGTTTTATTCCAATCATGTTTTGCTAGATGGTTAAGTAAAAACTCCCATTCAGGATTTTCATTACAAAAACCCCAAGAAGTTTCACCCCATTTTTGGGATAATAATTCAACATTGTATTTATTAGTTTTAATAATAGATTTTACTATATCTCTACTACGTGCCCCATAACCTGAGTAAGTATCAAATGGGCAACTTATTACAAAACGTGGTTTATTCATTAATATATAATTTTATGGTTTAAAAATTTACCCTTATATTCTGTTGCATTTATTAATTCATATTTTTCTCGAGGGGTCCAAGTTTCAAATAATGTATCTAAAGCTTTAATAAATCTTTTTCCTTGATGTTCAGATGTAAAACCTGCTTCATCACTTAATGCCCAATCTCTTCCTTTTTTACCTCTTCTTTTTAATTCTTCTTTACCTAGAGCATAACATTCTTTAATTCTTTTTGATGCATCTTCGTAATCACACCTATCATCATAAATGTAAGGTGTTGGAGGTGAACCTTGAATTGACCTGCTAGTTGGGTAAACTGGGAATGCCCATTCACCATGTTCTTTATAAGTACCTCTATGGTTAGAAGGTACATCAGCATCGGGTTCAAACCATTTACCTTTATCATCTACAAATCTCATTTGATCTTGCATCCCACCTGTAACATTAGCTATAATAGGTGTTCCTGTTAATATAGCTTCAGTTAATGTTAATCCCCATCCTTCATTTGATGTTAATAATATTTGAACATCTGCTAAATTATAAAGATAATTTAATTCTTTTTCAGAAAAGGAACGATCTAAAATCACATAAGTATTTTCATAATCTTCACCTAGTAAATAATCTGTTACTTTATAAAGATTTGTTCCGGCATCTGTAATACCTTCTGATTTAATTACTAATCTACATTTTTTAGCTTTTTCTTTTGGGAGTGAATCCAAAAATAATCTATAAGCCATTATAGTATCAGGAATTTGTTTTCTTCTAATATTTCTAGAATTAAAATATAATATAAAATCTACTTCATTATTTTGAAATAACTGTTTTTTCAGTAACTCCACCCCATTATCAGTATCTTCTATTGGGAAAAATGTTTTTGGGTTTTTACCATGAGGTAAATATCTAAATATTGTATTTTTTTCTGATTCCTTTAAAACTAACTTATTAATATTAACTGTTTGTTTTGAAATCCCCATTAATAGGTCACAAGCTTCATAGTAAGGTTTATTATACATTGGGGCAGGATAATCATCCCAAATATTTAAATATACAATTGGAATTTTTTTTCTAATTTCCATTTCCATATTCCATATATGCATAAAATATCTAGGATCAGTAAATAACATTAAAGCATCTGGTTTTTCTCGGGCTATAATTTCTCTAACAATATTACTATTTCCATACCCATTAACCGGGTATAATATAGTTTGAGCATCATTTAACCCCATTTCTTTATTAGTAGATTCAGATAAATCTAAAATTTTACCTTGATCAGGATGTTTAATAGAACCTCCCATTTGTACCCAGTTAAAATGGTGGGAAGTAAATAAAACTATTTCTTTGGCTACAGTAGCCACCCCAGAATGTACTCTAATATCATCACAAATTAGAAGTATTTTTTTTCTTTTATCCTTAGGGATATACTTAAAGTCTTTATTCATGGTTTTTTATATCGAGATTAATTTGATTAGTAATTTGTTTACGAAAATCTTCATCTGTAAGATATAAAAACAAAGCTCGATCAGCAAGTTTTTGGAAAGAAAATTTACGTTTTACACATTCAATTTTAAAATTCTCGAATAAATCGCTTTTGACTTTAACACTAGTTAATGTCATTGGTTTTTTTATATTCATAGTCTTTATTTATTAAAACATTATTTATTATATATATACATATGTATGAACCTACGAAAAATGTTGTTTGGCTCCACATAATTCTTCATCTTCTCCATAAGGACAAAATGTGCAATTCCATTTAGAAGGGGATTTTGGGTAATCTTTTTCTTTTATTTTCCCACTTGAATCAAAACATTCATTGATAAAATTATTAATGGCACTTTTTGCCCTACCTAATTTTATTTTACCACTTGGAGGTGTAAATTGTTGTACTCTATATGCTTGATATGGTGACATAATATTTTCATCATCCATGTCTAACACTTTTCTTTTTAATATCATAAACTCAATTTCAATCTTATCTAATGGTATTCCATATTGTTCAGAAAAATATTGTTTATATAATAATAATTGATATTGTTTATCTTCATCCTTTTTAGCATAATCATTCCAACCTTTAGTACTTGTCTTTATGTCGATTATTTTGAATGTATCTGTTGTTTCGTTATATGTGACAACATCTAGATACCCCATATATAATACGTTATTATACATTTTATTCGGTGCAATTATAATTGGTAACTCACAACCAACTAAATATGTGTCTTTTTTACTAAAATACCTACTACGTTTTTTCTTAAACCACTCTAATATTGCTACACCATCTTCAAAGAATTCTCTCATTTCTGAAGCATCCGAAAAATGCTCATTATTATTTTTCTTGTATTGAGCTTGATATTCAGATATATAAGCATTTTGGAAATGATCTTCTATATTTATTTCCCTATCTGCTGCCGCAAATGATTTTTCGTATGCCACATCTAAATAATGTTGCATTGATTCATGTATAGCTGTCCCAAATACAGTGTGTATAGAAGATGTAAATCGTTTGATTTTATCTTTATACTGTAATTTCCACCTATGAGGGCATCCTCTAAATATTGACATTTGAGAATAAGAAATATTCTTTTGAAATGCAAAATTTATAGGTGATGGGGGATTATTTCTAATCTCCTTTACTATTTTAGGTATTTTTTTAGCCAAACTATTTTTTCCACTTATTTCTACCAACTAAAAGACCGATTATTCCATAATTGGCTATATCTATAAAAGTATCTTCCATGCTTTCGCCTTGAACATAGTTTTTACCATTAACCATCAAGTTTCTTAAACGTGATATTTTATCAGTTAGTCTAATGGCTAACCCAGTTAATGAGAATTTCTTATCATCGCTGTTATTAACGATATCTCCGCCTAAAGCAATATTATTTAAACCGTAGTCTAAATGTTTACGAGCAAACATTTCATACATTTCTTCTTGTATTTTTTGAAATTCGTTTGATAACTCAGGATATTCCTCTTCAAAAATAGTTATAATTTGATTTGATTCATCATCCATATATTCTTGGATTTTTTTACTTGAATATTTAGAATTCATAATTTCTCTATCACTCATATCTTTAAAGTATTTTTTAACTGAATCACCCATTTACTTGTACTGCTCTATAAATATTAAAATATTGTTCTATGGCTCCTAGTCTATCATCAGCATCAACTAACATAACAAGTGCTTCTTCAGCATTTTTATAAAAATCTTCAGTTGAATGGTCTCCAATTCCAACTGCATTATTACCTAACAATTCAAGGGATAATAATGCTTTTGCTTTATCTGCTTCTGCAGATGTTTTTAACATAGTGTATAATTCTTTTGTCATTTTAATAGTGGTTTTATTTCTTTTTTGTTTAATCCTATATCAGTCAATATATGACTTATCTTTTGGGTATCCAATATATTTATATATTCTCTTGATTCTTTACTTGAACATTGGAAGTAATTTCTAATGTATTCTACTAAATCTTTGTTAGGTTGTTTTACCTTAGATTTAATATATTTACTCCATTTATTATTTTTAGGAATAAACTCTTTATAGATAGAGTATATTTCTTTTTTATTTTGGGGTAATATTTTTTGGACTTCATTAACTAATTCTAAAAAATCAGGATTCATACTAAGTATTCTATGAACCATATAACTATTCCAAACTTCCCAATCTTTATCTGTGAAAGATTTAATTGGGGGTTTGGATGTATTAATTATCTTTGTCCAATTAAAGATAGAATTCATTAAATGATTTGACTTTTATATTCTTCTCTTAAATCTTTAGGTATAGAACCTTCTAAAATTTTATTTGAAACAGGATCATAAAATACAGGGATAGGTAAAAGAGCATCTTCATCTGTTCCAGTAATAAATTTAGAAACAGTACGTAGTATAAATCCTTGTTTAAAAATAATACCTCCATCTGAGGTTTTAATTTCTGATGTGTTTTTTAAATCAATAGGTGGGCCTTGTTGTTGTTGTTGTTGCATAATTATTTATTATTTAATATTTGTTGAATTAATGACATTGTATTTATTTCCTTGTCGATACGGAAATTAGCTTTATATTGGTGTTCATTTATTAAAATAGCTGCTGTACCTTCTTTATTTTGTAAATATTCAGAGGCACGTTCGTATAATGCTTTAAATAGCTCATCAAAATCATCTACATTAGCATCTGCTATAATTTGACGGATATCATTATAACAGTCTATTTTATTGTGTTTAGATCCCTCTGATAGAGCATTAATTACTTTATCTATATAATTAGATGATACTAATACTGATTGGTCTAGTTTAAGATATAAATCATTTGCACCACCATCTACAGTTGATAATTGTATAGTATTAATACATTTACGTAAATCAGGATAATATTGATTAACTAAAGGCACTAAATCATTTATGTCGTGAGTAATAGACTCTTGTTGTAGGATCCAATTTAAATGTTTAGCAACATCTTTTTTAGTTGGAGGTACAATTTTAAGTACTTGACATCTAGATTGTAGAGGATCAATAATACGTTCTACAAAATTACAAGTCATAATAAATCTTGTAGTACGAGAAAATGTTTCAATTATGTTTCTGAGCGACGCTTGCGCTTGAATCGTGAGAAAATCCGCCTCGTCCAAGATAACAACCTTGAGGGGCTTAAATGAAGCAACCGATGCGAAACCAGAGACTTTATCCCTAATAGTTTCGATCCCACGCTCGTCAGAAGCGTTAATATAAATGTGATCACAATCTAAGTTTTTAATTATTAATTTAGCTAAGGTAGTTTTTCCTGTACCACTTGGGCCGTAGAAAATAAGGTTTTGAATATCATTTTGTTCTAGATATTTAGAAATAGATTTTTTAATATTTTCATTACCAACATAGTTCTCTAACTTACTTGGTCGGTATTTTTCTACTAATAAACTATTCTCCAAACTCTCCATATATTGAATATTTTTTTTCTGGTTCTGGTACTACTTCTGTTTCTGTTGAATCAATTGCATATAAGTTACTTTTTAGTGGTTCTAATCTATAACTACCTTTAAATCCTGTTTTAACCATATATGCTTCTAAAGTATCAGTTAATGTTTTATGTATAGGGCCATCTGGTTCATTTGCAACTAATCTCCATTTATCGCCCGGAGGAACTCTCCGAGCGATTAGGATATTTTTTTCTTCAATTTTTGTAGCCATAATATACGAAACTATTTTGACTCAGCCACAGATGCTTTTTTATAATCTGTAATTACTCGTTTAATGGCTTGGGCTGCTTTTCTAGCTCGTGCTTGACTTGCTTTAGTTGTTCCACTATTGTTTTCTGCTAAGGTATTAAAATTCTCTTCAATTACCTCAAAAATTTCTTGTTTTGTCATTCTTTTTTATTTATCTATTAATTATTAATTTACATCATACCCATCATTGGGTCCATTTGTTGTTGTTTATTATCATCACTAGGTTCATCAACCACAGTACATTCTGTAAGTAATACTGTACCTGCAACCGATGCTGCATTTTGTAATGCTGCTCTAGCTACTTTAGTAGGATCAATAATACCTGCTTTTTTCATATCAACTATTTCCTCAGTTTTAATATTAAACCCAGCCCAAGTATCATTACCTGAATTAACTAAATTATCAGCTAATATTTGTCCTTTTACTTCAGTAAATCCGGCATTTACTAGAATTTGACTAAATGGTTTAGCACAAGCTTCTATTACAATTTGGGCACCTGTTGTTTTAGCTTCTAAACCTGATGAGGCATAAAGTAGTGCTGTTCCACCTCCAGGTACTATTCCTTCTTCAATAGCAGCTTTTGTTGCATGTAATGCATCATCTACTCTATCTTTTTTCTCTTTCATTTCAGTTTCAGTATTTCCTCCTACATGGATAATAGCTACTCCTCCGACAAATTTTGCGAGTCTTTCTTGGAGTTTTTCCGTTTCAAACGGTGTTGTTGCTTTATCGATTTGTTGTTGTAGTTCTTTAATACGTGCTTCAATTTGTTCAATTCCTCCTTTTCCATCTACTATAGTTGTTTGTTCCTTTTCTACTGTTATTGTTCTTGCTTCACCAAACCATTCCCAGCTAAATTTATCTAATTTCATTCCTTTTTGCTTATCAAATACCATACCACCTGTTGTAATGGCTATATCTTCTAAAGCTAATTTTCTTCTATCTCCAAAATCTGGTGCTTTTACGGCACATACATTTAAAGTACCTCTCATCTTATTAACAATTAAAGTTGCTAGAGCTTCATTATCTATATCTTCAGCTATAATGAGTAAAGATCTTGCTTGTGCCCCTACAGCTTCTAAAATAGGTAATAATTCTTTTACTTGAGTTAATTTTTGATCAGCAACTAGAATAAGGGGGTTGTCTAATGTGGCAGACATTGAATTATTATCAGTAACAAAATAAGGTGATTTAAACCCTCTATCAAACTGTAACCCTTCCACAGTTTCCAGATATGTTTCACCAGTACGTGATTCTTCAATATGGACAACCCCTTCCATTCCTACTTTATTAATTGCAGTAGCAATTAATTTTCCTGTTTCAGGGTCATTATTTGCTGATATTGATGCAATTTGTTCTAATTGTTCTTCATCTGATATATCCTCTGATACTTTTTTTAAGTTAGAAACAACTTTTTTAACTGTATCATCAATATCTCTTTTAATTTGTACAGCATTTTCAGCATTATTTAAGGCATTTAATCCAGCTTTTACCATCTCACGGGCTAATAATGTTGAAGTTGTTGTCCCATCACCTGCTTTTTCTGCTGTTTGAATAGCTGCTTGTTTAACTAATTGTACTCCTAATTCTTGTTCTGGATTCGATAGAGATATTGATTTTGCTACTGTAACTCCATCTTTTGTTGATTGTGGGGATTCACCTGGTTTTGAAATTACTACATTTCTACCATTTGGTCCCAATGTTGATACTACAGCATCAGCTAAAATATCAATTCCTTCTACTAGATTTTTCCTAGCTGTTGTTCCTAATGTAACTTGTTTACTCATTTGATAAATCTGTTAAGTGATTAATTTCTTCTTTTGTAACTTCAGTTTGAGCTAATATATCCTTTACTGGAGTATTGATTTTAGCTAAAATTTGATTTTCGGGTCCTACATAATATTCTTCCCCATTATATGGAAGTTTTGTAAAACCCATTGTAGGTAAAACTACAATATCTCCTACTTTTATAGTTGTTTTAATAAACTTTCCATGAATAGTATCTTGACCAGGCCCAACTGATACTACCTGGGCTGTTTCATTTTTTTCTTTTCCTAAATCAGGAACAATAATACCACCATATGTGGTTTCTTCTGCTTCAATAGGTTTTACAATAACGGCGTTAAATAGCGCTTCTAATTCCATCGGTATAATTTTTAATATTATTACTTATTTCTATATAATTGTTAATATATTCTTCTAAACTATCAAAATTTTGCATATCTGCTTTTAAATTAGCTATTTTTTGTACAGCTTTTCCAAAATCAGCAAAATAATATAATGATTTTTCATAGGTTTTTGATTTACCTTTAGCCCTAAAATGAGAAGCATCAGATATTACATTTTGTTTTACAGTATAACTGTATTCATCTTTAGTAATAAAGAATGGTTCTAATAAGGGGTCGGTAATAGTTTGAATAGATTTTCTTTTGTTTTTTGTTGTCATATAACTTTATTTATTAGGACGTGAATATACGAACAATATTGCGCTAGGACACGCTTTTTTAGTAAAACTTTTATTTTATTTTAATTGATTTTGGTTTTTTAGATTCAGAAATTGGAATAAATAGATGAAGCAAACCATCTTTCATCTCTGCTTCTAATTTCTCAAGTTCGAATTTAGCTGCTACTTTATATCCTAAATTGAAAGATCTTTTAGCTAATCCTTTATAGATGTAGCCACTATAATCAAAATCTTCTTCATTAGGTTTATCATAGATAATTTTTAAAAGATCTCCATCAATTTCTAGTTGAATATCTTTTTTAGTTAGACCAGTACAGGCAATCTCAAAGTGAAGCCCTTCTTCGTCGTAAAAAATATCTAGTGGGTGTGGTTGTTTGTTTTCAAACGTTGTTGGTTGAAAAACTCCGTCTGCCTTGAATAGGTTACGGAAAAGTAAGTCGAACGGTGTACGTTCATTGAATAATGTACTCATATCATTTAGTTTTTGTGAGGCCGAAGCTCTCGGTTAATTTAATTTAAACATAACAACGCGCCCTAGCTGCAATCTTATGTTCTATTATACATATATTAATTTTCTTCTTTTATCCATTTATTATCTGAATCTAGTTTTACTTTACCTACAAATAATTGGTTCCAATATTCGGGTTCAATAAGAGATAAAAACAAATTTCCATCTTTTCGTTGATATAAAAAGTAAGTATGTCCTTTTACAGGAATAAAAGTAAAATCAGCTTTATTTACTAGTTCATTCCATTTATATAATGAAATTAACCTAGCATATTCTTCTTTTAATTCAGCAAATTTAGTTGCTAAATAATTATTTACATCTACGGTTTGTTTAGCTACCCATGAATTATTATCTTCTAATTCTATTTTTGGGGCAGCAACACTATCCCCATAGGGCATTATCGCCTTATTTTCAGCGTACATATCTGGTTTCTTACTCATTCCTAGCTATAAAATATTCACTATTTACTTCTTCTGAATAAAAGTTTAATTTTAGCATCCCTTGTTCTGATAGTTTTAAAGTACCTTTATCCATATCTTTATTTGAATTTAAAATATCTTTAAATATATCAGAATCAAAAGGGATTTCTATATCACTTTTAGTTATATTACCTTGAATTTGATATGTAATTTTATTTGAAAATCCAGTATTATCACCAAATATAAACTCACAAATATTATTCCCATCCATATCTGTAGTACTTGTAAGTAACATATTATTTACATCTGCTAATGCACTTTTAGCTTTAATTAAATGATCAATATCTTCTCTTTCTAAATCAATCTCCATTTCAAATGAATCTGGGTCTTCATAATATGTATTTTTCCCTAAAATAAGAATATCAGCTAATGAGTAGGTTAAATCGAAATTTAAATCAGCAATATGCATTTTAGTATAAACTGCTTTAATCTTTTCTAATGAAACCATTAAATCACCATTGGTAATAGATATCAGTTTACTTAATTTATGTGTATCAAATACTCCTAATTCTGCATCCTCTAATGGGAAATTACTATGTTCTATTTTACATACCCTACCTGATTCACCTGCATAAATAGTTAGTTTATTATCTTTAATTCTCCATTTTACCTGATTATTTAAACCATTTAAGTAATATTTGGAAATAACACTTGTTAATTGACTTTTATTTATCATAACTGTAATATACGAATTTTATTTTAAATTTCAAACGAACTTAATGCATTTGTATAAGGGTTTAAATCTAATGACCATTGTAAATCACTAAAAAATCCTTCTAATTTATTTAATAATATTGAATCAAATACTTTTTGCCTATCAGCATATCTATCTAAAAATTCTTGTACTTTTTCAGGAATATCATAATCAAAAAATGCTAATGCTTCTATTTTATATGGATTATCTTTACAATAAATCCATTTTACTTTATCTGCCATTGTAATTAAATTATGTTTTCTATCTAATTTCCATAATTTTAATAAATCATTATATCTAATAGCTGCTCTAACTGGTGCTGGTGCACCCTTAAGTATTTCAGTAAACATTTCACCTGCTCTAGCACTTGTACCTGAATATTTTTGTAATTTTTTAACTGCTGTTGGGTTACCTAATTTTGCTAGTGGTATTTCCCCACCTAATATTTGTTTTTTAAAAACTTTAATTTGGTTAATTATATTAGCTTTTTCTTCACCTTTAAGTACTTGTTGAAGTATGTCATTAAAAAATTCCCCTAAAATAGGTGGAAAATTTGCTTTCATAAATTCTAAACCTTTAATATCTAAAGATTCTTTTTCAATACCTTCCTGTTTGGTAATCCATTGGGCATAACGGCGGGTTGCCCTAAAATAAGCTGAACGGATAACACATTCAGTTTTCATTTCAAGTCTATGTTCTGGAACGTTAAAACATTCTTTAGCTAACATATCATAATGATCAGTAATAACATCTTGATATTTAAGTGCTACTTTTTCTAAAATATCATCTTTTTCTTTATCAGTAAATTCTTCAAAATTAGGATATAAATGAAGTAATATAGGTTCAGCATTAAAATAATTAGAATCAGTATCTACATAAGCACAGTAATTCTCATCATCTGCATCACATATCCACCAAGGTGTTTCTTCTAAATGTTTCATATAGATTGTGCTATTAATTTTTTAAACTTAGTAGTTGACCAACCATGGTCTCTATTTAAATAATGAATTAAAATTCTTAAATTATCACCAGTAAAAGGCTCATCTTTATAATCATCCCCTAAGAACCTAATATCAAATTCACCCATTTTAAGTAAATCATATAATTGTTCTTCATAAGTGTATCTAATTACATCATCTACATATTTAAGAGACATTAATATTTCTTTTCTATCATCTACACTTAATATAGCTTTTAATTTTTCTGGTCTTTCAATTGTAGGGTCTGTATGTAGTAGTACTATAAGACTATCACAATGTTGTTTTGCTTCTTTAAACATTTTTATATAACCTGGGTGTATTACATCAAATGCTCCTGCTATAACTCCTTTTACCATTAATATTTTTTATATGATTTTTCTTCTACTAATCCCGATGAAGTCATTAGATTAATTAATTTTTTAACTTCACATCTTTTATCATTAGTAATATACACAGAACGAGCTAGTTCTACAAATTCTTTGTCAAATCTCTTCTCACGTTCACAATCTCTGATCCAATCTTCTATATCCCAAAGCTCACCATTAATTTTAGCTAATTCAAGATAATGATTTTGCAATTGACCATCATAGGTTTCAAATAATTTTACTACTAAAGGATTTAAAGTTTCAAATTCTTTTTTAATGTTGATTAGTTTTTCTTCATCTTCAATTTTAAGTAATTTTAATTCTAAAATTGAAATTTTATCTAATAATTCTCCGTTTGATATTTCTACTAACATATATTTATTTTTTAAAATGTTCTTTCACCTGGTAAAGGTGGAATTGTTAATGGTTTATTTCCGTTAGAATCTAAATCGCTTCTTTCGATTAGTTTTACTTTATATTTTATACCTGCTACTTTAAAGGTTCCACCCTGTTTAAGCATTTTCTTAAAAAATTTTTCTTGAATTTCACTCCATTTTTTACTTCTAGTTATTAACTCATCCTTAGAAACAGGTTCTCCATTTACACTAATTAATTGGTTTTTCCTAATTGATTGTTTTTTTAATGTCATATTATTTTCTTTTATAATCGTCTTCAATTCTAACAATATCGTCTTCTCCAAAGTATGTTCCTGTTTGTACTTCTATAAACTGAACTAATTCATCAGTTTCATTCCAAGCTCTATGTTTTGCCCCCAAAGGGATTCTTATTGATTGGCCTGGTCCTCTAAATAATTTTTCATCATTTAAAATGATAGTTAAATTACCTTTGACAATAGTCCAAGTTTCTTTTCTTTTATAATGATATTGATATGATAATCTTGATTCAGGGGCAACTGTAATTCGTTTTACTTTACATTCGGGGGCATCTAATAATACTTCATACATACCCCATGGTCTACTTTCTACTTCATATTTCATATTTCTAATTTTATTTGCCCTTTTATTACTTTATTCATGTGTCTGTTAGCACATAAAGCTGATTCTTGAATAATTCTGTGACCTGATAGTGTAATTGCTTCACTTAATATAGATTGATTCATACCATATCTAAATGAAGGTAATGCTGTTGCTCCATACAAACTATTAAGTAAAATTTTCATTGTATATTGCATTAAATGATTATATTCACCTGCTTCTTTATCTCCGGATTTATATGCTTTTTTCATACGTCCTTTATATAAAACACGTTCTTCAAACCATTTTTTAAGTATAGTTGATAATACTGCTTCTTTATCTGTTCTAAACATTGAACCATTAGCCGCTACTGCTAAATTTTGTGATTTAATTATTTTTACTAATTCTCCAGCTTCAATATTAGTTTGACGTCTTTTTCCATTTTCAACTAATAATAGATCTTTAGGATCACGTTCTTTTAAATCGTTAAGACCCAATCTATTATTACGGTCATCTGCATCTATAATACGACCCACAAATGTTTCTTTGCCAATGTTAATTGACATGATTATAGATGGATATAGCGATGTTAAATCCTCATCAAACATATACTTGTATAATCCCGCTTTGGGGCAAAAAAGGTATCCTCCAGCATAACCATCTTTCTTTTGAGGGTTAGGTTCTTTAGGTGGTGGAATTATATTTTGTGATAATAAATAAGCTGAAATTGCTCCATCTTGAGTAACACTATTAGAATAAACTTCACTATAATTATGTTTACCTTTATGTGATAAGTTTTTAGTTAAAGCAATATATTGTAATTTTTCATCTAATTTTTGAAGTATTTCAACATCAACAAAATTATATTGAATAAATTTTTGTATATCGGTTTCAAATAATTGATCTAAATTTCCTTCATATTCAACTTTATTCATTCCAACATATTTCTCTCCAATAGCATCTAATTTCCAACTTGGTTCATCTTTCCAACTATATTTTTTATGTAAACGAATATAATCAAGTGATTCAACTCCTACAATATCAACATATTGATTTCGTTTATAGAAAAATTTAGAGAATTTTTTAGATTCTACTTTACCTAAAGGAGATAAATGATCAGCAAATTCTTTACCTATTGTATTACACATTCTATAATATAAATAAGGTATATCAAAATAATCTGAGTTATAACCAATTAAAATATCTGGGTCAATATCTCTAATTAATTCAATAAATTTAGCTAATAATTGACTTTCAGTACTACAAGGTATAATTTCTTTATTTCTAGCTTTAGTATGTTTAAGTTGGTTTTTTTTATCAAGGATTAAAATGTGCCAAGTATCTGGGGTTTTATCCCACCAAGCAATTGATGTAATAGGCATTGGGGCACTTTCAATATAATCTTCAGTTAATGCCCCTCCAATTTCACATTCAATATCAAAAAATACTTCCCTATGTCCTGTAGAAGGTACATCATTAGTTCCATATCTTTCAACTAAAAACTTTTGATGAATTTTCATATCATGAAAATGTAAACCAGGAGTATTTTTATCACTATAGTTTGGGTTTTTAGAAAAATACCAATTATTAGTATGTTTTAAATATTCACCATTTAGTCCAATATTAGTGTGATCTTCTTCCTTACATTCTTGATATGCTATATTTTCATAAGGGATAATTTGGTGTCCTTTTTCATCCCACAGATGCATTTCCCAAACATTATGACCTAATTTTTTACCTTGATAACATTTTCTATACATTTATATAACAGTTCCTGGTTGGTGAAATTTTTGTAATTCATCCCCTGTAAAAAATTGGGATAAATCAGGTTTAAAATAATTTATTGATTTCATCACTTTTCTATCACGTGTTCTGTAGACAATGTACCGTCCTTCCGCAATCTTCTCAAAATGGCAGGCCTCACCTTGTTCCTCACTTCTTTGGCTGATGGTGAGTAGGGCTTCTTTTTCAGTTTTACAAGCTTTTGACATATTACTTGCTTGTACTTCTTGATATGCTGGCCATATCTTATCCTTAAGGCCATGTAACATAGTACCGTTCCCAAGGGAAACATAAGTAATATCGCACAAAGCGTCCAAAACTTCCACAATGTCGCCTCGTTCGCAAGCTTCTCTATATTCTTCAAGTTCTTCAAGGATGAAATCGTATACAAATTGCCATTCTTTTTTTTCTGGGATGGTTGGTTCATAGTTGTTTGGTTTACCAAATGTTTTGTTAAACGTTTCTACCTCGCTAACAAATGGAACTTCGTTAACCCATACAGGTAGTTCTTCTTCTTTAAATAACTTTAATTGTTTACTCATCTTTCTGTTTATTTACAAATTTCATAAATGATCCTTCTTGATCATTTGTTAAACCTCCTATCGTATGTAATTTACTATCTTCTTCGGGCCAAACCAAACTATTATCTTCATTTTCCGCAAACTCTGAAAATTCTTTGCTTTGTAGATAATCTTGCATTGGTTTTGAATCATATTTTTCCCAAGGATAAATTAACCACTCATCACTTTCATGTAAGTCTGCCCATAAATTAGGTTTAAAACAAGAAGTATGAGGTTTATAATGTAGTACAGCGGTATAAACACCAGGTGCTTTTTCTAAAGTAACTCCACTATCTGCAATATCATCTATTACTAAAGTATTAGGTCCAACAGCATTTACATAAGGTAAATCTAGTTTATGGGATATCATAACAGCAGGTATTAAACCCCCTCTTGCTATACCATGTACTGAATCTATTAAAGGTAATTCCATTGGAATTTTTTTACATAAATCATCTACTGATTTGCTAATATCATCCCAACTTAATTTTAATTTATTTTTTTCTATTCTTAACATAACTATATATTGTGTCCTCCATTATTTATTTTTAATGAATCAAAAAATTCTTTTCTTGCTAAGTTATTATTTTCTTTAAATACACCTGATGCTTTAGTTGTAACCATAGCTGCACCTTGATGTTTAACTCCCCTACAGCTTACACAATTATGTGTTCCAACTATAGTAACAATTACACCTTTATTATTTTCACAAATCTTATCTACTGCATTATGAATAGCTGATGTTAATTGTTCTTGTATTGCTCCTCTTCTACCAAATAATTCTACAATTCGGTTTAATTTTGATAAACCAATTACTCTACCTTCTTGTCCTACTATATAACCAATATGAACAACCCCTCCAATTGTTTGGTGATGGTGTGAACACATTGAAGTTAATGGTATATTACGTTCAATAACAATACCATCATAACCATCACTAGGGAATGATGTAATAGGGGACATTGCAGTATATCTACCAGCCCATAGATCGTTAACATAGGCTTTAGCTACTCTTTTAGGGGTTTCCATTGAATTAGGATCATTTCTCCAATCACATTTTAGAGCATCTAAAAACTTACCATAAGCTTCCGTTGCGTCTTCTATCATATGTTGTTTTTCTTGATCGTTAAATGGGAATCCGGGTGCTACACCATTGGCAAAACCCTCTTGTACCACTTCTAATTGTTCGTGGATTTTTCTACGTTTGTTCATTTATATAACTTTTTAATTTATCTACTAATACTAATACTTCGTCTGGTTCCATAGTTATAGCACAGCAGGTATTGATATTTTCTTCTATTTCCTCTAATATACAAAGAGCTTCTTGCTTATCCAAAATTATTTTAATTCGTCTTGTTTTGGAGAATTATGTCTCGAATAATAATCTGGGTAATTTTCTTCTTTGTTCTTTCTAGCACCATAAAATATATTCCAGATAGTAAAGTATATATATACTGAGAATATACAGGCACCTATTATAAACATAGCTACATTCATAATATTCTTCTTTGTCTAATTGCTATGGCAAATAGTAAAATAGTTCCTGCCCAATGAGCCGAGTATTGAGCCTCTTCTGTGTAACCAAATAATCCTAATCCAATAGAATATAGCATAGCAATAAGCGCTATGATGATTGGATACCATACGTTTAAAAATTGTTTTATTTTATTCATAACTTTTGATTTATAAATTTAAGTCTTTTCTTATATCTTCCTTTACTACTCGTAAGTATTTTGCTCGTTTTTTTGCATCTACAAAAGGGACTGACCAAAATTGTTTAGTCTTTCTCCATCTGTTTAGATTCCATCCAAATACAAATGTATAAACTCCCATTACCAATCTTAACTTAACAGAGTTAAGGTATAAAGTAATAACAGGTAACATAGGTGCTCCATGTGTAATGTAAGTTCTTACTTTTTTATCACTTAAAAATGGTTTTGGATATGCATATTTACCAAATAAGGGTACAAACTTATAAGCAAACCCAGGTGTAAATACCTCATCAAAAAATGTTTCCATTTTTGGGACTAATCTAAACCACCAAACTGGTGATACAAAATAAATATGGGTTGACCATGTTACTAAATCTTGATATTCTTTTATTAATTCAGTTCTATTACGATGGAGTTTATCATCATACACATCAATAACTTCATATACTTCGTTATTTTTTTTTAATTGTCTTATAATAGTTTTAAATATACCATTATAACAAAATGATTTTTGATCAGGATGACCAATAACTACTAAATGCTTAAATTTTTTTTTCATTATACCTCACGTTGATCTTCAAATGCGATTATATGCGGTCTCCAGGTCATTCTATAACCGTTATCTCTAACCCAATCAAATACTAGTGGATAAGATTTAAATAACCCTTCTCTTGAATCTCCCGCAGGCATAAACCATACTTTATCTTGAGGTATATCTAACATTCTAATAAAATCTATTATTTCACCTAATGCTAATTGATCTTTACCATCCCATACTGGTTTTATATGGTAATCAGAATGATATTCTATAGATTTTACAATTGCTTCTCCATTAAGTCTAAGCTTATTATGTTGTTTAATCATTCTTTCATCTGTATCTTTTCCTTGAGGTGTAGGTACCCCAAGTACAGGTACGCTATTGGAGAACTTAGGACTAATAGAAAGCAAATTAATAGGATAGTCAGTCGGTAAAAAATGGCTTCCTTCAGTTTCGATAGTAATAAAAATATCGTTTTCATATGCAAAATGTGTTAGTTCGTTTACAAGAGCAGGATGCATAGTAGGAGATCCTCCTGTTAACATCATTTCCTTTATATGAGGGTTATCCTCATATGCTTTAATAATGTCGTTAAAATTAAAATGCCCTTTTTCTGGGTGGATTGATGTATACCAAGAATCACACCAGCCTCCTTCACCGAAGTAACATCTGTGGGTGCATCCTGTTGTTCTAATTACTACTGTGGGATATCCTGATCTTGATCCTTCTGATTGTACTGCTGTATAAATTTCAACAATTGGAAGATTTTTGTCGTAGTCTTCAATACGCTTTAGCTTTTTATGCTCCATAAGAAATTTTTTTAAGTGGTTTTTTATTCACTATATAACTTTTATTCAATATAATACGCTGCATTTTTACCATGTTCCATAAATTTTACTTTAGTAACCCTAACTCTACCTTCAGTTTCTTCTAATACAAAGGAATTAAGCTTATTAAATATAAATTCAGCAAATTTCTCTGCACCTGTAGCTGGTATTACTCTTACTTGGGCTACACCAGCAGCATCCATTTGTTGGAATGCCTTTAATTCAGGATCATCTTCAGCAATAATCATAGTATGATCAAAAGTATAATCCATCCATTCTTTAGGAGATTTACCATCAATTTGTGTTTTGGCACGTTTCATACCTCCAAAATCCCAAACCCAATTTCTTTCATCTAAATCACCTTCAAAATATACTTTAAAGGATATACCATAACCATGTACAAATCTACAGTGAGTTGTTTCTGCTTTCCATTGACGAAACACTGTACTAAAACCGTCAAATACTTTACTTGATTGAAATTTACCCATTATACCAATTTTTAATTTCAGTTATAGGTTTATTACCAACTATTCTACTAATTTCATTTCCTTCACTATCCGTTTTTACTAAAGTTGGGACGTTTCTAATTCCATATTTAGTTGATAATTCAGTATCAGTATCAACATTTACTTTGGTATAAGGTAAACCACTTTTTTCCATTTGTGGTCCTAACATTTTACAAGGCCCGCACCAAGGGGCACTAAAATAATATAATTTCATATTTTTATAATTTAAACTAATTCTTCTATTATTCCAATTATTTCACTAAAAATAAGTATAATGGTTGCTACTTCCAAATTAAAAGGAAGAAAAGAATAACCTATTATACGAATTGCAGATTTAATAAAGCTAATTATTTGGTGTTTTCTTGCATCAGGTAATTCTTGTTTTTTAGGTAAACCCTCATCAAGTTGTACTCTTTGATGTTTTTCTGTTTTTGGGATAGTTAATTGATCCTCTTTAACCTTATCTGAATTTGAGTTTTGATTTTTAGGTTGTGACTTTATTAACATAAGGTCTTCTCTAAATGAATTTTTTTCCATATTTTTATTTTTTATTAAATTGATCTGTTTCTTCTTTTACCGTCCCATTGCACTTTTTTAGTTTTTCCTAATATACTTAGTCGAGATACCTTATCGTTAAAAGAATTCCTTGTACTATTAATTTGAGACTGTCCGTTATTTGATTCTTGATTTGTTGTCATTACTTTAATTAATTTAATATATTGCTATACATATTCAGCCAATACCTTTTCAACGTGAGTTTTTGCTACCTCATAAGAAACAACACCACTCTCATCAGCATATCCAACAGGATCAGGTCTTCCTAGTTTAATAAATGCTTCAATACGTTCTACTGATGAAGCTGATTTATAATCACTATACCATTCCCAAGCATTTGTTTCAGGTCTGCTATATACTTTAATTGGTTTATAGGAAGTATTTGTTCTAGAATAAACTTCATTAAAATCAATACCTAAAATCTCACATAATTTTTCTCCATCTTGTAAGATACCAAATTTATCAGTATCTAAGTAAGGTGTAAAATAACCTACTCTATCAGCATCCCAATTTCCTATTCTAAAGGCTGCATCATCAGCATCTCTAAATTCTTGCCTACAATCAGGATAAACTGCATGGTCACCAGCATGAATACCTAAAGCAATATCACAAACGTCTTCTGTTCTATTTGCTATAGATAATGCTACTGCTTGAGTAATTGAAGCAAACATTTTATTCCTGTTAGGAACAACTGTTTCTTTCATATTATCTTGCTCATAATGTCCTTCGGGTACATCCTCCCCACCTTCAACTAAAGCTGAA